CCAAAAGCCGACCTTTCCGTCTTGATACAGCCCAAGAAACGCAGTTAGTTGAAATCACCAGCACAGCTACTGGCGGAACATTCAGCACGAATGCTACCAGCCTTGGCGCATTGTTGCTCAAAGTAAACGGAACAGCGGTAAAGATTCCGTTCTACACAGCGTAAGGTTATGTCGCGACTTCTATCCAGAATCGCGCTAGGCGATGCTGGCACGACCATTGCAGTTTCCAGTTCTACAAGCACTGGGGCTTTCGATGGCGTGACAGCGTTGACTGGTGGGACAATAACCATCTCTGTTAGCGGAACATCATCCACGGGTGTTGCCTTTGCTGCTGGCTCAACTTTGACGGGTGACATCACCGAAGTCATTGTGTCCAGCGGAGGACCATTCGCACTCTATAAGCGGACGGTTTAAGGCTCTTATATGGGCTGGCAAACTAACCGCATCTTGGAGACTATTGGTACTGCCACCGGCGGTACGCAGAGCATTAACTTTAACCTCGAAGCCATAGAGGCTTTGATGGTTACATTGCAGGCTGACGTTGCTGATGGCATTCGCCCGCCTAACGCCACAACTGGCGGAACTGGTCCGACTGACTTTACCTCCACCAGCTACGGCACGATTGCAACGGCAAGCACTGGCAGGCTGGGATGCACGATCTTCAATTCTGGCCCAGGCAACCTCCACGTTATGCTAGGCACAGCCACTGCCAGCACATCAGCTTTCACAGTTAGGCTAAGTTCTGGAGACTACTATGAAGTTCCATTTAACTACACTGGATTGATTGGCGGAATCTTTGCAACGGCTGGAACTGCTGAAGTGACGCAGTTGAGCTAGGAGCTAGGCGATGCCTCTTTATCGCTCAACCTTTAGCGTTTTCATTCCCACGCCAGATGCTGACGCAGATTCGTATATTTCTAGGGTTGGTATCACGGATTTGCAGGGGCAGATCGACATTCATAACTTTGTAAAGGAATTGAAAAATGCAGGCGTGTATTCTCTTCTCACCTCGATCTATCTATGTCGTTCTCGCCACAACAAAGGAAGCGGCACAACTTTATTTGATTTGAAAAACGCCTACGACCTTACCGCTGTTGGTTCGCCCACTTGGTCTGATCTTGGAACTTTTTATGCTAGTGCTGGAAATGATTATCACGGCTCTGCTTCAATTACACAAGCCGTAGCCGCATCTATTCTTCAAATTGGTTGTTGTGCAAGGACAAGGATAATCTCAAACAATCAACGAGTAATGACTTATGATGGTTCGCAAGCTGACAATAATTATTTCCAAATTAACTTAGACAACAGTGCAAATTCTCAATTCTATGTATTTTACACTAGAAATGCGGCTACCTATTTCCCGACATCTGGAACTTCAACCAATAGAAATTCTGCCTATCAATCTTTGCAAACATCTATGGGAGCAACCGCTCACAGGCAAATGATTAACGGCCAGTTAGTTTCTGCAACTCTTGCTACATCAAAAAATCCAACTGGTACGCAGACATTTAAGCTGGGTTCATCAGCAACATTTCAAGGATATATTGGCTACGCAAATTTTGGCACTCAAGAACTTACTCTTCAGCAATTATCCGATTTAGAAATGTGCTACAATAATTACATTATGACTGGTCTGATGCGATAATGCCACTCCTCCTCATCACCCTCTTGCTCTGCTCCTGCTCGCCAAAGCCAGCGGACAGCAATGTGCTACCCCGCTACTCGGACATGGGTGCTGCCTCCGATGCTGGTAATGTCAAATGAAACGGATTTACTCATGGATGCTACGAACTGGTTTACGATTCTTACTGACGGGCAACGATTACGCTTGTTTCAAAGAGGCGTGGAAGTGCGCGGAGGAAACCAACAACCGCTCCGTTGGCCTAAAATATATCGGCTCAGTCAAGCACCTCTTATCAGTCAACCGCTCAATCCGCAAGATGGTGCAGGACGGGCGGGATCGGGACGAGATTACCGCTGCCTTGGTTCACTTAGCCGTCAGCCTCAAATACTTGGAGAGTCGCAATGAGCAACGAGCAGATATCTGATTTGCGGGTCACTTTGGCTAGGTTAGAGGAGCGTCAGATCCAGCTTTTCTCTATGGTTGAAACCTCACTTGCAAACTACGCAGATGTTGCTAATAGATTGAGTGCGCTGGAACACTTGCGGACTAAGTTTCTGGCTGTAGCTGGGTTAATTGGGCTGGCCTGCTCAATGACCTGGGATGTCCTCAAAAGCCGCCTTTCTAATTAGGAGACTAAATGCCTACACTTGGTACACAGAACATTAGCACTAGCTATCCACAGCTTCTCAAGACCTTTGGGACTGGCGGGCTGGATGGCACGCTACAAGTCGTTACCGATGGGGATAACACCTCCTCGGCTCTGTCTGTGTCCACCTCTGGCGTGGCCAGCACCGGCAGCCTTGAAGTGGTGGGAACCAGCCTGCTGACGGGTGCAGTCACCTTTGGCACTAGCTTTACCGCCTCTACTGGCACAGCCACAATTGGCGCAGCGGTTATTGGTGCGACTACCTTTACTACTGGTTTTACTTCCTCTACTGGCACAAACACCCTTGGCACAATTGCCTCGACCACCTTTACCAGCACTGGTCTTGCGACAGTTGGTACTCTGAAAGTTGGTGCATCTGGTCCAAGCCTTACGGCGGTAACATTTGCAACCGCAGCTTATGCTGGCGCGACAGTATTGGATATTGACCACGCAACAACAGGATCGAATGTAAGCACTGGCACGCTTGCGGCATCTGGAGTTGTTCTTGGCGACATGGTCATTGGCAATATAAATTCAATTGGATCTACAACTGGAGCAACGCCTGCTGGATTATTGCAAGACTTTAGGATTGAATCAGCGGGTGTATTGCGTTTTACAATTTTCAATTCCACCCAAACAACCGGCACAATTCCAGCAGGAACAATCTTCGCAACCGCACTAAGGTTTACGGCTTAATTTTATGGCAATGATAGATCGCAACTTTACCTTCGCAACCAACGGCACGGTTACTGCCAATGATTTGCACAACCTAATTGATTCAGCCACGATTTACCAGGATCTCATTACTGGCCAAGTTCCAATCACCAGCGTTGGCACAAACTATGAGTTATTGATTGCTGATGGAACTAACCCCAACGCCGCACCCAATGCGGTCACAGTGTATGACTTGTTTGAGGACGCACTGACTGCTGGCACTTATACCAACGCGAACATCAGCGCAGCGTTGACCTACGGCACGGCTACGGGAACTAGATTGGTTTCCACCAATGCTACAATCACGACTGGCACGATTACGACTGGGGTGATACCTACGCTAACCTCATCTACAGCCACATTTGGCACGACTACATCGACTGCGGCTACGATTACTAGCGGAACAGTCACCAACTTGGCCAGCACTACTGGAACGATTGCTACGCTTAACAGCACTACTGGCACGATTGGCACGCTAAATAGCACTACTGGAACAATTGGTAATCTTTCAACCACACTCGCTGGTGACTTCACGATCAGCAGCGGGACAGGGACGCTTGGCACTTCTGGCGTGACACTAGGAACTTATGGCGGGGCAACATCAGTTCCTGTTCTTGCCATTGATGCAAAAGGTCGAGTTACAACTGCAAGCACATCTGCGATTACAAGTGGATTAACTGGCTTCCGCAACCGCATCATCAATGGAGATATGCGGATTGATCAGAGGAATGCTGGGGCGAGTTCTGTGCCAGCAACTGGTAGTTATACATATACATCGCTTGATAGGTATTTTACAAGCGTAAACACACCCGCTACATCAACTGCAATTCGATCAACAAGTGCGCCAGCAACATTTTTATATTCATTAAAAATAGGAAGAAGTGGGTCGGGAACCGCTGGACTGAATACACTAGGTCAAGTTATTGAAACAGATAATTCCAAAGACTTGGCTGGGTCTTCAGTCACATTATCTTTTTGGGCGCGAGTTGGTGCTTCTGCAACTTTTTCCTCGCTAGATGCCTATGTTTACAGCGGGACAACTACGGATCAATCAGCATTATCGCTTCGGGGCGGGTGGACAGGACAAGCTACTGTTGCAAGTACAACAGTAACATTAACTACTACTTGGACAAAGTTTTCATTTACTGGAGCCGTAGGATCTTCCGCATTACAATTAGCTGCTCAATTTGTTTTCACAACAGTAGGTGCTGCTGGTGCAGACGACAATCTCTACATCACAGGAGTCCAACTCGAAGCAGGCTCGACCGCAACCGACTTTGAGCGTAGGCCGATTGGGACTGAGTTGGCGTTGTGTTACCGCTATCTTCCCTTTTTTACTCTTTCCAATGCTACTATAGGAATTATTGGTCAAGCAAGTGCTACAAATATTGCTTACTACACGCTACCTTTTCAAAATACCGCAAGAACAAGCCCAACAGGAATAACTCTTACTACTGGAACTTTGAGTGCCTTTACATCGGTACTTACAACCGCAGGCGGAACAGGTTCGTTTAATTCTGCTCAAACAACTCAAGGACAAATCGTTGTTACTGGTGCAACTGGTTTGGTTGCAGGAAATGCAACTTATTTGAATCCTTCGGCAACTATGACAATTCTTTGGACAGGATGTGAACTATGAGCTACAAGCTTTACAAGACTTACGGAAGTGATATTCCAAATGCAGTAATGACTATTGGCATTGAGCCATTCAAATCGTTTTTGATGGATGAGAACAATCCCGACTACCAAGAATACCTAGAATGGCTTGCCGAAGGTAACACACCTCTTCCTGCTGACGAACCTAGCGAGGGATAAATGACCCTAACTGAAATCGCCCAATACGCAGGCGAGAAGATTGGCAAGACCGATGCCGATACGCTTACCTTCCTGCAAAAGTCTGCCAGCCTAAACTATCGCCGAGTCTGGAACTTTGCTGCTTGGCGCGAGACTGTCACCACCTCCACCTACTCAGTCGGCACGGCCAGCAGGACTGTCTCCCTTGGCTCCAACGTGGAGAATCCTCTTTCGGTAGCTTACAATGATGCTGAAATTCAAGCGATGGATCTGGCTACCATAGTTAGCCAAGACGCTAATTTGTTGGACGAGGACACAACTGGCACGCCAGCGTTTTACTATTTCAAGGGGCGTAACACCGGCGGGACTGCCGAGCTAGACCTCTACCCCAAACTAGACACCACCAGCACCAACACGCTCTTGGTGGTGCAAAAGCTCCAGTGCCTAACCCGCACCAACCTAGTCGTAGATTTTCCTCCATCTGCCAATGCCATTGCCGACGAACTACGCTTACCTCACGTCAGCCACGTTGTCTTAGCCTTGACCCACGCTGATGCCTTGGAACGGGAACGGCAGTACGGCAAGGCGCAAGTTGTCACGCAGGCAGCTAACGCCGATTTGGCGGCGATGGCCAATTACGAGTTGTCCCAAGTAGGCGGGATGAAACAGATTACCCCAGTTGGCTTGGGCGATTTAGGCATCGAAGAGATTATCTAACCGCTATGGCGTATTTCATAGATGCCACCGACGATGTGTTGGCGTTTGATGGTATCCGCTCCTTTACCGGCGGACAAGCCAGCGGACTCCAATCTGACCAGTTAGCCCAGAACCAAGTACAAAGGTTGGTCAACATGACCCTTTCCCCAAAGGGCAATCTGGAGACTCGGCGCGGGGTAACTAGCTTTAATACGACCGCTACATCCCAGCAAGGATCAATCGGTGGGATGGCTTACTACGATACTACCGGCACGGAAGATTTGGTTACTGTGACCCAAGGCAGGCTGTACACGATTGATTCCGGCGGCACAGCCGACCTCCATCCTGCTGACGAACTTTGGGGTGCGGTCAATAGGACTTGGGATGCGGAAGTCCAGCAATGGGCAGATGGTTATGTTGTGGCTTATACCTCCAAAGTTTCCATGGCGCAGTTTAACAACAAAATGTTTCTGGCAGATGGCGATGACGATTTACACTTTTTTGATGGCAACATTGTCCAACGGCAGGGTGGTAAGGTAAGGGCAATAACCGTCACAACCGCAGGCTCTGGGTATACCAGCGCGACTGCCATTATCACCGGCCCTAACTGGGGCGGGGAATTGCCTACTTTAATTACCAACGTAGCTGGCGGAGCGGTGACGGGGGTAGTAGTAGTCAATGGCGGTTCTGGCTACGGCTACACGCCTACGGTTACGATTATTGGCAACGGCTCTGGGGCTACGGCTACGGCTACGGCCAGCCCACCGCCCCAGGGGTTACAGACGATTATCAATGCTGGCAATAGGTTGTTTGGCGTTGGTTCTGGTGCAAACCGCAATACACTTTACGCCTCGGACATCCTAGATCCTTCCGTGTGGGATTTGACAAACAGCGTGGTAGTTAACGGTGATGATGGCGATGAGATTACCGCTATTGTGCCTTACTTTGAGAATCGTATTATTGTATTCAAGCGGCGCAGGATATTCCAAATCACCATCCCGCCCGACATGACCAGTGCGGCTGATTGGACCATATCGATTATTTCCAATAACATCGGGTGCGTGGCGGGGGCATCAGCCATCCAAGTTAACAGCGACATATTCTTCTTGTCTGACGATGGCATCAGGTCGCTCATTCGGTCTGCGTCGGACGACTTTACCTCAGTCGGCTTGCCTATCTCGGAAGTCGTTAAGGACGTAATCCAAGAAATCAATACAGCGCAGATTGGGATTAGCACTGCGGCTTACTACGACAATAGGTATCTACTATCCGTACCTACAGGCTCCAATAACTTTAACGATACGATCTTGGTCTATAACACTATTCTGGGAGCGTTTGAGGGAACTTGGACACCGAAGGTAATGCAGTTTGCCTTGACCAACTTCCAAAGCGAAGGCTTGCGGTTAATGATGAAATTGACTACTGGCCAGATAAACAAGTACAGCGGATACAAGACTCCCGCTCAAACTACGTCAGCAGATTATGTGGACTTTGGCATACAATCCAACGGGACAAGCGTTGGCACGTTTGATTTTAGCTCGTCTGTCCGTACCCGCGATATGGACTTTGGCGATCCATTTGCTCAAAAACATGGTAGCAATTTCGAGATCATCTTTGATGATTCGTATTCTAACAATGCTACTATTGCCATTCAGCGGGACAGCGATGTTGGCGATGTGGAAGTGCAGCCCAACCTAAACATTGCCAGCACCGTGTTGGTACTGCCATTTGTCCTGCCAGCCGTTCTGCCTACTTCGGTTAAGAAACGCATTGCTTCCGATCTGCGCAAGTACGAGAAGTGGCGGTTAATCAACATCAGTGTTACCTCTGAGGCAAACAAGATGGCGGTTAGGCAGATTACCGCAGCCGCCAACCCCGATACCATTGAGGTGCAAAAGACGATATGACGGCTGTTGAGTACATTGAGGAGAGTGGCGTGCCGGAGTCCATGTGGCCTAACTTGGCTGAGTGGTACGGCTGGTTTGAGAAGCAGGGCATGGTAGGGGTGGTTAAGGATGGGGAGGAGATAGCAGGCGTGGCTCTGGCTAGGTGCTTAAAGGATGGACAAGAGCCTAAGCATTATGAGCATACCGAAGATGGTGAGAATGTCTTTGTCGACTTGACGATCTCCTCAAAGGGTGGTAAATCTCTACGTTGCTTGCTGTTGCTCCTTTGGGAGCGTTTCGGTCCCCGCGAGCGGATCACCTTTAATCGTTCTGGCAAACCAAGGAGTTACGACTATATGACATTTATGCGAAAGGCTAGGGTTTAACACCGTGGGTGGATCACCTTCTATTCCTGCACCGCCCCCTCCGCCCGATCCAGCAGCGGTCGCACAGGCTAATTCAGAGGCGTACAAGAAGAAT